GCCGCAAACTGGCGCTGCGACAAGTCGTGTTCTTTGCGATATTCCTTCACGAAATCACTGAGCGTCATGAGAATGTCCCCCTAAATTTGTTTAATACATTATACATTGAGGTGCGGCCGGTGTCAATGCGGCTGTGAAATTTATTGAACATTTTTTGTGCAACCCACTTGACACGCTCTTGTGCATAGTGTAGTATGTCTGTGTAATCGGTTGAACACTTCCGTCAACCAAGAAAGGAGGAAACGGCATGGGCTACAAGATTAAGGAACTGCGCGAAGCCATGAAAATGACGCAGGAAGAGCTGGCAGAGAAGAGCGGAGTAAGCCGTGGGACTATTTCTGCCCTTGAAAATGGCATCGACCGAACGACAACCTCGAAGACGCTGGTCAAACTTGCGCAGGCGCTCGATACCACCGTAGACCGTATTTTTTTTACCAAGGGTG